TAGTGCGTCAACCAAGTCATCGTGGGTCAGCGGATCTGGAAACTGAAACAGTTGATCCAAGAACCTGTTGTTCCACTCGCCTTTGTTTAAGCTAATGTACCCGTTCTCAAAGCGCCCTTGTAGCGCCCACATAACCCTGTCGGTCTTTTTCTTGTTACCGTGGGTAAGCTCTTCGACTCTGAAGAACGTGCCGTAACGCTTCTGCAGGTCCGTTAGAGGACTCATTACTGCTTGTTTTGCTATTCCTCTTTCAATACCAACACTGATGGGTCTGTAGTCTCTAACGGCCTGAAATATCTTGGCGGCAGTCTCGTCAAGGCTCCACCGCCCATATATAATGTTATCAACGTACCAACCATCAGGACTAACCTTAACAACAGCGATTGCGGTTTCATCAAGTTTAGTATTCTTTGTCCGTTTCTTGTTTACTTCTTCAAAGCCAGCCAAGTCAACAGCGATGTAGTAATCACCTACTTCTGGTTCTTCCCCAAAGTGAACCCAATCTTCCTTAAACATTTCGGAGCCTCTGGCCTCAAACGATGCCATAAATTCCTGACGAAACGCATAAGATGACATAGACTTCTTCGCCATGTCGATTTCTTCTGAGTCCAGTATCGGGTTGTCATACGATGTAAAGTGCCACCCTTTGTACGTTGGGTCATCCCCTAGTTCTGCGTACTTGTACAACTCGTAAAAGTGGTTCCTGCCCATAGGCGTACCTATGAACATTGCTTGACCCTTTTGGTCAGCCAGTGCTGGACGGAGGATTTGCTCCCATACGTCAGGCTTCATGTCTGCGTACTCGTCCATCACGAGAAACTTCAAGGACACACCACGCATTGTCTCTGGCCTATCGGCTCCTTTGAGACTAATCGTGGCCCCGTTGACCAGCTTGATCTGCAGGTTGTTAATATGCGAACCCGCAATCACAGGGTGTCCTAGCTCCAACAGGGTCTGCCACATAATGTCTCTGGCCTGACCCTGAGTGGGCGCAACGTAAAACACTTGCCCTTTGTCCGTCTGTAGGGCGTTAATTATCAACATCCATGCAGCAAGACGGGACTTCCCTGTTCTCCGTCCTGCGGCAACTACCTTGAACCTAGTAGGATCAGAGTAGACTTCTTGCTGCCAAGGCAACAGTTGTACATTAAGATCAGTCACAGACCTTCCAGCTTAAGTAAAACGTAAAGATTCCCGTAACTATAGGCAACATCATTACTGAGGCTATAAGAAACGCCTCCATTACTCACAGGTCACAGAGCTTGTTTCTCCACCTGTTGCTGAACAAACTACGTTAGGCAGGTTGCCCATAATCTCTTCAATAGAGGTTACGTAGTCGGTCCATACTCCGTTAATCAGCGCGTTGTTTCCTTGATCCATAATCAACATAGTTTCGTAACCGACAGTGCCTAGGTCTACAACCCCTGTAATACCAGTAGTTGCTACGTCTACTACGCCGTCAACACCTGCAGTACCCATGTCAACCACGCCTGTAATACCTGCGGTTCCCAAGTCCACGTTAGCGTCAAAGCCAGCAGTGCCTAGGGTGGTCAGGTTATCCATACCAGTAGTACCAAGGTCAACCATTCCGTCAATAAAAGGCGTGTAGTCTACGTTACCTACAGCAGTAAACCCTGCACTAGAGATGTCAGAGAAACTACCGTAGAGTGCCTGTTGGGTTTGAGCATCAGCAGCTACCTGCGCTAAATCAACCTTTGAATTGTAGCGAGCCATAGTCTTAGCTGAGTCGGCTTGCATCCACATCATGCCCAGAGAGGTCACAGGAGACGCTAGGATAGACGCCCACTGGATAGCCTCAGACTTCTGGGGGATAGGCTGTGAGTTAGGTGTACTCGTGAGAGCTAAGGCCATTACAGCAGCACTAGCGGCCTGTCCGTCACCACTAGAAGCAATCTTAGACAGGGCATCAAACTTAGCCTGTACTGCCCTTGCGTTAGCCTCTGCGGTCTTCTGGACTGACTCGTAGTACAGTGAGTTAGTTGAGGCACAGCCTGTAATAACCAAGAGTGCCGTGAGTAGTGCTAGTGTAATAGTCTTTTTCATTGTAAAAGTTCTCCTACGCTGTCGAGGGCTTCGTTAAATTCTCTTGAACCGCCAAAGTGGTAGAATATCTGTGGGATACTTCTTTTGCCTGTCAGGGCTTCTACCATGTCCCATCCCGGCTGTCCCGGTGGAATGTGTACGTAGTTGTACTCCAATCCGTGTTCTTTTGCTGTTTTCTTTGCTCTTTTACAAGCAGGACACCAATCTGCCCCCACAATAGTAATCACGTTAGATACCGTTAAAGTTGTTTAAATTAAATGGCGTGTACAAGAGATCAAAAGTTACTACCACTTCTACGTTACCTGAGCTTCCTGTAGAGGCCTTAATAATGTCTCCGGGTTGAAGCACAAAGACAGCATTGCCATCTATTAACAAAAATTCTTTAGATGACACGTTAGTTCCATTAAGAATGTACACATCAGGGTCTGGTGTCTTGTCAATAAACAAAGTAACGTCATTTGTAGAGTTGTGTAGGTTACTTATGAACGCCATGTTCCAGTGCGCTACAAACCCATCAGGAATAGTAACAACGGTCTGCGTAGAGGTATCCGTAAGGTTTACGTTTTTCGTATATAGCATCAGTAAGTCCAGATCACAGGGACAGTTCCCCGTGTGTCTACATGAATAAAGTCACCAGCGACCCCTATGCCAGTAAAGCCGTGTTCTAAGGCCCCTTTTATTAGCGTATACCGATGGGCAGAGTTAGTTGTCTTTATGTCTGCCGCTATGCCTTGCGCGTGAGTTCCCGGTATCTCTTTTACGGCCTCTAACGGGTGGCTAGGGCTTCTGTAGCCGCTGGTGATAACAAAAGGAAAACCACAATGCTCTCTTAGAGCGTCTAGTTTTTCTAGGAACTCAGGTTCCATTCTGTTTTCACCTGTATGCTGGCAGTCAAACTCTGACTTAGCGAAATGTTTCATGGAGTAGCTGCTTAATCTCTTCTTTGATTTCGTTAATCCTGAACCGCAACCACCGAATCTTCGCCTTTATAGTCGCGTTCAGAGACGCTACTATCTTCTTCAGCTTTGCTCGTAATAGTCGTAGCTCCAACGCCAGTAATGTTAATTTGGATTGCATTTCTTCCCGCATCTTTGACAATATCCTTTTCAAATGCAGCAACAGGAAGAATACGATCCATTACCAACTTCCAAGCTGCTGCCTGATTTTTGTGGTCAGGGTCTGTGGCTGCTTCAAAAATTGCATCCAAGACTGCTCGTGACCGTGGAGAGTTTAACATCCGAGCCTTATACTCGTTGATTATAGCTGCGTCACCTTTAGGACGACCAACTGCTCCTCTAGAACCTTTCTTTTTACTAGAAACAGAAGACTTCTTTGGGCGACCAACAGGATTCTTAGTCTCTGTGTCGTTGTCCATACTGTATAGTTCCTACCTAGTTAAGCTTTTTGGTTTGTTTCTTATACTTGTTTTTTGTTATTGGTAATTCATAGTTAATATTATAACATACTTTTCTATGAAAGTCAAGATAAATCTGTATAGAGAGCAAAATTACCAGTTTTGCAGGGTAAAAACCCTAGATTTACAGTGCAGATTACCTGTGCATTTACAGGACAGACTGTTTTATTATAACTTTTTGATATAACAGGACAAATAATAACAACCTTATATGGCCTAATTTGACCTTTTTTTGTGTCTGGGTGGGTACTTTTACGTTCGCTGTAACGTGTAGGGGGGCCGGGGGTGTTATCTGTGCTGGGATCTGTGCAGATCTGGGCAGAGTGTGGGGCTGTGAAGGTGCTTGACAGCGTACCCAGTTGGTCTATACTGGTTGCAAGTCGAGGGCAATACCGCGCTCGATCAAACAGCAAAATTAACTGGAGTTAAAAATTATGGCAACACTAAAGACACAATCCACCGCACTGGTTAACGCATTGCACAAAGCAAAGCAGGCCGAAGCCAAACCACTATCGGTTCTGTTGGAATCTGCCGCAGTCGTGAACACTGTCGAAGATCTGAAAGAGTTCGGTAACGCGGTTCAGGCCGGATTGATCGCCAAGGGATGGACTGAAGGCAGTGCCAATGCCCAGCGATCAAAAGCAAAACGCATCGTCGGAACCATGTCAGCGACCGATAAGAAAATGGTCGAGGCACATGGCATCGGGAGTCGCGAGCAAGGCACGCAATTGGTTCACCAGCTCGCAACCGAGGCAACCAACATCAGCGATCTTTACACGGCTCTCGCACCAACCAGACCGGAAGAGCCGACCGAAGCCGACAGCGCAGATGCGGAGACTTCAACGGACGAACCAACAGACGCGGAGCGACTCAGTCTCTCTGCATTGTTTGAAGAGTTTGAAGCTAAGGCACTGCTCCACGGGCATACGGTTTCAGAAATTGAGCTGGCGGCATTGGAGCGTTACACGATGGCGAAGGCCGCGTAATGGATCCAGACATAGCATGGCCCCTCATCATTGGGGGGCTTATCCTGATAGCCTATTGGGAAATCAAAGGCGAACTCTGAACCACCACAGCCCTGCAAAAATGCGGGGCTTTTTTGTGCCTGTAAAAAGCAGCCTATAAACTTTCGTGTGTGGTGAGGCGCTTGACTTTGTGTGTGGTGGGAGTATAATGGTTATAGTTGGGTGGTGTTGTGCCTGACGTTTGCAAACTTTAACTGGAGTTAAAACTATGTCTGAACGTAAAGCAATACTCAAGGTAGGGTTTACTCACCTCGTAGGTGATGTGGCCCTGATCCTCGTGTTAGAGGAAAAGCTAAATGAACTCACGCAGGTAACGACACACTGGCTTGATCCAGAGGAGAACCCTGACGTTGTTCCTAACGGTGTTGTGTTGTGTCCACCACAATACCCTGTTCTTATCGATGTTGAGCTTCTCTCGCGCAACGAACAATTCGTTGAAGATCCTGAGTGGTATCCAGCTATCGAAGCGGCACGTACAGCCAAGGCGTTGCGTGAAGCAGAGGAGAATGACCTATGATTGGTGAGCGTCCTTTGTTTGTTATTGCGCAGGAAATCGAAGAGACATGGAGCAACGTATCGCCTTATGCTCGACCGTACCTCGACGCGATGAAGTCTCTAGTCACACCAGCACAAAACTACTACGAGGATTCAGGTACTAGTGTAGTGCTGTACTTCCTATCCAATGCCCAAGGCTGGCGCGGCGATGATGCCCGTCGAATCAAGGCCGAACTCAAGGAGATGGTGTGATGACGTATGTGATTCAGAAAACCGAACCACCTAAGCAGGTGAACATCCGCAATCGTGCTAGTTACTGGCGAGACTTGTTTGAGGACATGAACCGCAACGACTGGGTTCGTATCCCCAAAGCTCATCGTGCTAGAGCGGCGGCGGCAGCTAACAAATACCTCAATGGGCGTTATTCGTTGTATCGTATCGACGAATATACAGGTGACTACTGCCTGTTAAAGCTACGCTAATCTAACACGGGGTCAGCGATGGCCCCCTTTTAACTGGAGTTAAATCATGCAATGGCAAGATAATCCTTTCAACGCAATAGCTACTTGCACACTGTGTAACCATACTGACTCTGTAACTGTAACGTGTGGTGAGATAAAGCGGTTTGTCTACGGCACAGAGCTTGTTCAAAACATATGGCCTGACCTGTCAACCGACGAGCGGGAAGTGCTGATAGGCTGGCGAAACCAACGCGAAGGTAGTAGCTGTGGTGAGCGCGTAGGCTTTCACTTATGTAACACCTGTTGGGACAGCAATTTAGGGGAAGAAGAATGAAAATACACATCACCAAAGGCAGTGGCAAAATGCAGGATATGCGTTCTATCAACACCAACACCGCCACCAACCAGTTTTGCATCGACCAATACCACATGGAGTGTGGTGGGCAGTCGCGTATATGCAAGCAATGCTATAGCTATTCCAGCTTGAACAGCTATCGCAAGAACTGTCAACCGTCATTTCAGCGCAATAGTGACATACTTGCTAGTGACCAACCTATTGACATTCCTAAACTTAATGATCTCTACTTCAGATTTCACAGTCACGGTGAGTTGATTAACGACGATCACTTCATCAAGTATTGTGAGATAGCTGATGCCAATCCTGACACCACGTTCACGTTGTGGACAAAGCGTGTCGAGTTTGTGCGCCGTAACAAAGTCTACATTCCTGATAATCTTATTCTCATTTATTCTAATCCTATTGTGGATCAAGTCATGACGGAACCACCACGCGGGTTTCATCGTGTGTTCAACAACGTGTCCAAGTCGTATAGTGGCAAGGCCAATTGCACTGGACAAAAATGCGTGGATTGTTTAATCTGTTATAAGTTCGATACCGATAAGGTAATTGTCGAACACGTTAAATAACCTAAATTAACTGGAGTTAAAATCATGGGTTGGAGAAGAAGTGAAATTGAAGTGTACCACTGCATTGATCTGTCTGATTATGACGATGAGATCATGGAGTACATGGAGCCTGACAACATCATCGAAGCTATGGAGATGATGGATAGGTGGGGCTACAGTGACGGTGACATCCTTGAGCATATGCTTGATGAGCCTGATGCGTTCTTAGCTAAGGTGTCGAACGTGTTGACGGTGGAGACTGCACTGGCGCTGGTAAAGGATGTGTACGAGTACGGTCATGGTATTCAGGTGCGTA